TACGCTTACCATTGTTGTCAACAGCAGAACGGATCTGAATCAACATCTGTTCAACAGAAGTTTGGCTCAAAGCAGCTGCAGTAGACAATTGGTTAGAGTAAGAACCGCCGTTAGCGATTGGGTGAGCTGTGTTGATCAAAGTAACGCCGTCGCCACCAACATAACCGCTTGTGAAAGCAAAGTTAAGGATGTTAGCGCAAAGAGTTTCTTTGGTTTCAATCATAGACTGAGCCAAGTGCTTAGCGAAGGTTGAACCGATACGGATGTGATCGCCGTCTTCCATCAAAACTTTGGTCAAGGCGTATGCCAAGCCATAGATTTGGTAGATGAAACGGGTGATGTACAAAGTACCACCTTGATCGTAGCTAACTGGAGTGCCATCAGGCATTGCAGGAGCTGCGTTCATACCATAAAGCATTACTTCTTCATGGTAGTTACGTGGAATACCTTGGATCTGTTCAACAAATCCTTTCCACTCGTCGTCGCGTTGTTCATAAACGCCATCAAAGACTTCGTTGATAATCGGTTCGACTACCGCACGAAAGTCTGTACTACGCATTGGGGTTGCCATTGCTTATTCCTTTCGTATTAGACTGAAACAGACGCGGCTGCGAACTGGTTATTAGAAATCTGGACTTGAACGATTGTGTAAGCATCGCCCCACTGGTTTGTGTTACCAGCTGGGTATGCTACTTCACGTCCGAGACCAACCACGCGTACTTGACCTTGGTTACCAGAACCAACAGCAGTTGCGAGCAATGCTGTAGTAGAGAAACCAGCACCACCGTTACCGATAGCATAGCCATCAGTTACAGTTGAACCAGAAGTGGTGTCAAAGTTGTACTCTGTGCCTAAAGCAGCAGAAGTTGCAGAACCGTTGATTTGAGCTTCGTATACAAGTGCTGGATCAGTGAAAATCCAGAAAATGATGTTTGTAGAAGCATCAAGGGTTGTTTTAGCAGCGTATTTAGCTACAGAACGACGACCGTCAGAGTTGGTGTACTCTACGCCATCAAAAACGCCGTATACTTTACCGCTAGAAGCAGTTTGGTTGGCGATTGTCAATTGGCCAGAAGAAGTGATCGCTACAGGTTGGAACTGCCAGAAAGACTGGCCAGAACTCAAGCTGTAAGGAGCAGTGTATGTCGTACCAGGTACGTAGGTGTTTGTGCCTACGAATGGAACCGCACGGTCGAGACCGCTTGGATGATATACAGGCTTCAGACCAAAGGGTTGAAATGTTGCGGACATTTATTTTCCTTTGTTTTTATTTTTGAAGAATGTTATGAAAAGCGAACATTACTGTTTGCTTTGGCGGCTTCCTTTTCCATTTCCAAAATACCACCTTCAAGAATTGAACGACCACCTTTGCCTTCTTGAGCAGTGCTCCGAACTTGCGCGGTGATATTACGTTGGTGCTCAAGGGGATCCTCAAGGTGCAACATTTTCATCACTTCTTGATAGATTTCTTCTGGTAACTTGAAGAGAACCATTTCATTACAGCTAACACAGCCTTCAAACTTGCCCGAGCTCATTTTGCCTAGTCCTTCAAAGCCTACTCCTAATTCTGAGGCTTTAACTGGCTCATAACCCAACGCCATACGTTTGTCGATACTGTCATAATTATTTGTGGTGGATAACCAGCACAAATGGAAGCCGGGAATAATCCCGTGTGGCAAATCAGGTAATGCACTGTTTTGCCACTTATCGCGGAACGCAGCTACACGTTCCTTTTTTGCTAACTCATTTGGATCCTCAGAAGCGATCCGTTCTTTTGTTTCGGCGACTCGATCGGCTAAGCGATCATCTAAGTCACGTTTAATTCTGTTGTTTGCCATGATAATTAACCTTTATTTTGACGATCATACTGCGCATAGGCGCGGATCATTTTGTTTCGTTTTTCTACATCGTCCCATGCACCAGCATCTTTGATCGCTTGTACACGATCGCGGCTTAATGTAATGGTTCCGGGTTTTGCGCTTGTTGAGTTGGCGGTTCTTCCGGATGTTGATGCGTTTGCTCGTTTCACAGAGCCTCCTTTTGAAGTATATCTGTGTGGTAAACGAGACTGTAAACGACTATCTAGCTCATCCCAATACTCAGGATCTGCGGGATCCCAACCATCGGCAGCCAGTTCTTGGTCAATTACTTTGGCAATTCTACTATCTGTATCTCGAGCTTGTGGATCATACCAAGAGTTCTTTTTTAACCAACGTGTTGCATTGGCTTGAACTTCTGTGTTGATCTGATTAGGCACGTTTTCTTTTGGTGCCTTAGCTTGCTCTAATTGTTGTTTTTTGTAATGTTCAGCTTGTTTCAGACGCTGTTTAGCTTCTGTTAGCTGTTCTAAATATTCGACTTGAGCAGCTGCGTCGCCAGTTTGGGCTGCTTGCAACATCTTCATCTTAGCGTATTCTACACGGGTTGCTTCGTCTTCAATAGACTTGTCAATCTGTGCGAATTGGTAAGATACTGCAGTGCTTTCAACCTTAGCTAAACGTTCTGCTAGCTCGGCGTTACGGCGCTCAAGTGCTGTAATCTTGTTTTTTGCTGAAATTTCACGCTGTTTCTTTAACTCTTTTTTGAGTTTGCGTTCTTCACGACGGGCTTCACGGATTTTCTCGCGTTCTTCGTCATTTTCGCCTTCTTCAGCAGCTTCATCGTCTTCACGCTCTTCATCAGTGCGGTCATCTTCAGCTTCTACGTGACCATCATCTTCGTGGTCTTCAATTTCCTCTGGAAACTCGACTTTAGCCACTAATGTGCCGTCGTCTAATTCCTTCATCGGGACGTGATCGTCCTGATCCTTATCTTTCTTTGCCATTCTCTACTTTCTTTCTTTTGTACAAAAGTTTAATTTGGTAATTTTTTAGCCATATTTTCAACCAAATTTTTAGCAAACTCATAAAGTTCACTATCTGTTTGAGTGCTTTTAAAAGCATTAATTACCACACAAACCAACCTTACGTTATCGGGAATATAACCTTTGCTGTTATCAATTCTATCTATTGAAATTGACGTCGGTTCAGTTTTTCCTGTAGCCCATGTCATTTTTACACCACTTAAAGCACACAATCCTTTTTGTTCTTCAAATAGTTTTAATAAATAGTTAACATCAATAGTTACTTCTGCTCGTGTTTTAGCAAGTCTCAAAGTGCTGTATAAATTGAATCTCGGAGTTTTTCTTCGATATTCTCTTACTTGTTCTAGCGTTTGTGCCATGTTAATCCACGAAAGCCCGCATTTTTTGTGCCGCCTCAAAGGTTTTAATCTTTGAAATGACTTCACGGGCTTGCAGTGTAATAAACACCACTGGAGCACCGCCATCGTCGGGCTGCACTACAAAACGATCGCCACCGTACTTGATTGTGCGAACTAAATCACCAACCGCACACCATGGGCCTTCGACCCAAGGGGTCAAATCGTCTGGGCTTCTATAAGCCAAGGGTCCAATAGCACGTACTTTAGCTACAGTCTCGTTAAAACGTAACGTCTGCCTGGTCTCATCAACGAGGATGATACCGCCTTTACTGGTTATCTTTTCACGGCGCAGTTGCACCAATACTCGGTCACCAAGAATTTCTACACCAGGGTCAATTTCTGGAAAACACTCTAATTCTGAGCGTAAATCCGGCTCGTCCTGTTCTTTAAAATCAATCACCTTACGGCAATCCTTTCTGAATCTTACGATTCGTCGTCTTCGTCTTCCGTCAAAATTTCGTCAATAATGTCCAAGGTTATTTTCAAGCCTTGAATAATGCCGACGTACTGCTTATAATCATCAAATGAATTGATGTTTGAACCCGCGGTGACGGTTTCCGCATGATTACTTATCTCAGTCCTTACGCGACCGATAATTTCGGATAAAAAGTCCTTCATATTCTTACTAATACGTGGGTGCGGATAAATCCGCCCTAAAAATTGTTATTCTTTGAACAATTTTCTGATTTACTTAAAATTTGTAAATTCCAAGGTACATGTAATCCTGAAACAGTTTTACCTTTGAGCGGAACAATATGATCAACTTCATATTTGCCACCTAAAGTTTTCATAAAACGATCAGTAGAAGTTACCGCCGCCGATTTCGTTGAGGTTTTTATCCGGACCAACTTTAGGTGACTTAGCCATTTTGTTTTGATTCAAAACTGCGTTGTTAGCACGCTTGGAGCCAGAGTTGCCTTTGTCGATAGTTGTTTCACCAGGACCACCAGCGTAGCCAGGAGTACCAGTCATTTTGTATGATTTACGGAAGCCTAATTCGCCGCCGTCTTGTTTTTTAGTTGCCATTATTGTCCTTCAGTGGGTTGTTGTGGTTGTTGAGCTTGTTGCTCTTGCATTTGGGCCATCTGCTGTTCATGCATCTGCTGGGCTTGTGCCAAACCCTGTTGGTGTTGCTGGTCCTGTTGCTGCATTTCCATTGCATGCTGCTGTTGGGCCTGTGCTAAACCTTGTTGATGCTGTTGAGCGGCTTGTTGTGCCTCAATTTGTTGTTGAACCTGTTGTGCTTGTTGCTCAAACGCTTGTTGCTGTACTGCCAATCCATGTTGGCGGATATCAGCATTGGCGGCGTTGATTGCTTCCAAGGCGGATTGATCTTGTTCGGCTTCTAACTGGGTCTGTAATTGATCCATTTGGGAGCCGGTTGTGATCATAGCAACACGCTCTTTTGCAGCGTTATTGATGTTAGCCATTGCAATATCTGTGGCATTGCGTTGGTTATCAATGTTAGTCTGTGTGCTGTATTTAGCTTGCAACTCTTGAACTTTTTGCTGCAATTCTGCAATTTTGATTTGGTAATCTTGTTGCATAGATTGAGTATCGAGCTGCATCTTAGCCTGAGCCTCTTGCAGCTTACGTTGAGTCTCAGCAGTCTGAGTCTTAACGATTGCCGCAGCTGTTGGGTCAGACATGAGCATAGTCTGCTGCTGTTGTTGCTGAGCTTGAGCAACTTTTTGAGCCAACCCATTAATTTGCTGTAGGAATGGTCCAATAGTTTGTTGCGCATCTTGGCCAACCAACTGGGAAGCAAGTGCCAATGCTTGTTGTGCTTCTTGATCCAATGGCAACTCTTGGTGTAGCTTGAGTACATCTTCACCTCCAGACGCTTTGGCAACATAAGAACGCATCGATTGCAGATAGTGCAGCGTTAAGTGTTGCTTAATGTGCTCTAAAGCATGTGGTGCGAATGCTGGGCCAATTAATGGGTTACCACCGTACGCAGGGTTCATTGCATACTCTAAGTGAATCTTAAGGTGTGCAATGTGGTCCTGGTCGGGGTAGGCGGCAGCGGGTCGTCCCATCGTCATAGAGACATTCTCTAAGGCCGGATTGGATTCGTTGGCGCCTTGTGGATTTGGCAGTACTTCTTCGAGCTCAGGAATTTTTAATTGCTTGAGTACGCGCTTATAAACTGCACGCATGTCAAACATTCCTGGAGGCGCGGTGCCTGCCATTTGTAGGAGGGCTTGATTCTGAGCAAGACGTTGTGTCTCAGAAAAAATGTTGGGGTCAGATACGGGACGAACGTCTGAGTTGTACGCAAAGTCACGTACCTCAATTTCTTCGCCAGACAAGTTGTCCATCTCTTGCAAGTACCAATGATTGATACGGGAGATGATGGCCAGTGATTTTTCTTGGCTGCGGTGCAAGCGAGAATGAATGCTAGAGAACACTTTAGCACCCTGCTCGATCAGAGCTTGGGTTGTACCAACAGGCATCTGGCTGTTAGCGTCAGCAATCTTCTCTTCAGCTGTGGTAACAACGCCTTTGGCTGCTTGAGTTAACCAACCTAACAAGTCGTACAATACGCTTGATGGTGGGTTAAATGGCATTGGCATCGCAACCTGACGAATGTCAGTTACGCCAGCACCAGCTTCTACTTCGACTACTTGAGTTGGTTCAATTCGATCAGATTGTCCAGACACTCTTCCAGTTTTGAGTTTAAGTAACGTCTGGCTGTTGTTGATATGAGCAGCGTCAAGCAGAGCACGTAAAGCACCAGTGAGAGCAGCAGAGAGGCCGCCAATAAGATGGGGGAGGCCAATAGCATAAGCACCACGCCAAGGGATGAACTTGAACTCAACAATCCAGTCCAGTTTTTCGCGTTTTTCATCATTTGCATCCCAGTTGCGGTATAGTGCTAATACTTTGCTTGTTGTCTCATCGATGGTGAGGATATACGGTGCACGTTTACCTTCTGTTTCTGGATCATCGTCCAGTCGCATATAGCAAGTGATTTCGTAGATTCTACGCAGTTCATCAATATTCTTTTGAGGTAAGTCTTTACCTTCAATCTTATTATTGGCTTTTTCCGATTGCGTCATGTCGTTAATCGGAGCATCGGACGTGTAATCTAAATTATCTAGGTCACGATACAGGCCAGCATCAATACGCTTTAAATACTCGTCGCCTGTAATGTCTTGTTGCTCTGTGACACGTTGCGCGGTGTAGAAGTTTGTTGATGAGTAAGGTAGGATGATGTTGTCAATTGGAATCCACTCGCATGTTGGGCGAGCTTGTTCTTCGTCGTACATCCACTTAAGGTACTGAGATCCGCCAAGGGGTAACTGTGTAAACAGTTGCTCCATCTCATCGCGGAACTCTGGAATTTGTTGGGTTAATTGCCAGTTAAGAAAGTTGACTTTTCGGTCTGCTGTTTCTTCTTTGGTTTTATCGTCGTTGCCCTTGATGTTGGATTTGACGATGCCATCTGGTGGTAATAACTCTTTGGCAGCGGAAGCTGCGAAGTCAACGCAAGCCTCGGCCATGACGGGATGAACAACTTTAGAAGCACCATCGAAAGTAGCACCACCAGGAGCGTCCTTACCAAGGCCCGTCCTACGAAGTCCTTCTTCATATTGTTTGTCTCTTTGCTTGCGAGCCTCTTTGTCTACATCGATATAGTCGAGGTATTCAATGGCTAATGAGTTTAATGTCTGCTCATCAAACACTTCTGCAAGGTTTGCGTAGAACTCTGGGTTTTTAAGTGGGCTAGATTTTTCGACGTAGTTAACCACAACCGAACCATCGTCCAGTTCTATCAGCTCTTGCTCTACTTCATCAGGTTCTAATCCAAGTATGTCTTCATACTCTTCCATCTCAGCATCTTGCTGCTTTGCATCTGCAATCTCGTCCTCGCGGTCGAGACTGGGCAAATTGCCGCCAGCTTGGATAGGTAATGATGGTTGTGCCATAGATTATTTGATTTGGAATTTGGTGGGCGTGAAATATGCCCTTATTTTAACTAATACGCTATTTGACCCTAATCCGCCCTTATTGGGCGTAGGGGTTGGCAAAACGTTTGCGGGAGTCATCGTCAGCATAGTCATAATCCCGCGCTGGGAGATAGTCTAGCTGCAGCCAACCGTCGTCTCGTAGGATTCGGAGCGCTTGTGATAGGGAGTCCACATAGTCATCGTGGCCGCCCATTTCTGGGAATGAGCAAACTTGGCGCAGAAAACGTTTGGCCCAATCAGCAAAGTCACCGCGCTTTACTAGATCTTCAGGAATAAACACTTTTCCTTTAGCTACAAGGGGCGCTATAATGTTCAATCGTTGGACTTTGTCCGCCCTACCGGGGTTGTATCCTTGTACAGGCACTCCCGCGCCCCTGAGCTCTTGGATAAGGCTAATACCCGCCGATTTGTCTTCCATGAGGATGAGGTCTGCTTTTTTACCTTTAGCAAACTCATTATCTGCACCATAAACGACTTCTTTAAAATCATTTACTACTTTGCGGCGTAATTCTGGGTAAGAAAGATGGTTATCCCAAGCATCAAGCAAGATTGCACAAGTGCCGCCGTCTTCTTGCTCAAAGATTCCCCACACAGTGCATGTGG